GCCAATTCTGCAAATAGATCAGGTTTAATAAGGGTAACCAAGCCCCAATCTACAAGTAATTTAGCAATCGTATTTCTTCTCTGAAGATCATTTTCTGTAAAATCAGCAGATTTTCCATCTAGAGCAAATAGCTCTTTAAAATGAACTATAAAATATCTACCTTGTTTGTGTAAAATATGACAAGATTGATACAATACTTTATCTTTTCTTGATGCTACCCCGATACGAGTAAGTGTTTCTCGTACTTTTAAAAAATCATCGGGTTGTGATAAATTGACTTCCAACGGATTGTAGTTCGGATAATCAATATGAAATATGTCTTCAGCCATTCCTGCCACCTTTTATTAGTTTTGTTCTTAAATAATCTAGCTGTTCTTCATTGAGGAGTGGGAGTACTTGACGTGCTTTTTCTGTGCTATAGCCATAGTATTCTTTTATTACTTCGATCGCCTCAATCTTCTCGGCTTTAATCCATTTATTGAATCTTTTCCGAGGTCTAATATTATTTATTAAAAACGAAAACTGCATCTTTTTATCTAGATGCGGGCGGGAATTCATTTCATTTGCGGGAATTACTGTATCTGCTCCGTATGATAATCCTTTATTAATAATAAATGCGTTGTATTGTTTCTCGGACCAATCGTCCACAATTAAATTTTCTTTACTATAATGAATAGCATTGATGAAGTCAAAAGGGGAGATTGCAGGTGCTTTATAGGGAGCAACTACTACTTCATCTTTTGGTTTACCTAGAAAATCCAAGCTCATGTCAACATCCTAATTAAACCGATTGAGTCGATTGTTGTAAGAAGTAGATAGTTTGCGAGCATTCCAAAAGATTTCCTAGTATAAGCAGCCCAAGCATACATGGCACAACCACTAATCCAAACAGGATACATGTATAAAAGAGGAGGGTTTGGGACGGTAAGTGCCATGGTGATCGAGCACCCAATACTAACAGCCCAAGCAAGGAGCTCAACCATAAAGCGAAAGCGATTGCTATTATAATCATTCTTTATCCATTCTAACGTAGGTCTTAATAATTCATTCATTTGAACTCCACTGCTGCCATAATCTCAGTCAAACAAGCAACAAGATTAATTTCTTGATCTGCACAGAATGCAGACTTGTACTGATAATCGGCCAATAGTAGAACTAACTGTGGTACTTGAACTACGTTGTCACATAGCACATCATAAAACTTTCTAAACAAAGTTTGTGGGTCATTGTCAATATTATTAACTACCCAAGTACGCATCTTCTTCCAATCTTTTTCTTTAAGCGCAGATGTAAGCTCTTGCATATTGACTTCGCCCATATTAACAAGAATGCCCTCATCAATAGTACCAGATGCACTATATCTCTGAAGCTCATTGAGAATACGTCTATAGTCAGGGAAGTGTTTCTCAATCACTTTTGCTATGACTTTTGGATCTGCGGTCACATTTTCTATTGCGAGAATTTCATTAACTCTCTTAAAGAATCTTGCCGCAATCTTTGGTCTGTCATCTTTAGTAATTTTAAATTCAATCACAGCACATCTTGAATGAAGTGGAGGAATGATTCTATTTTTAAAGTTACAAGTAAAGATGAATCTACAATTTTGTGAGAATTCTTCAATGAATGCTCTTAATGCAGGCTGAGTACTATTTGGATTCAAATAGTCTGCCTCATCTAAAATGACTACTTTGGTCTTGCCCGAGAATGAAACTGTAGAAGCAAACTGTTTAATTTTTGTTCTCAATACATCAATACCTGATTCTTCTGAACCATTGATGATGATATAATCAGTTTCTAATTCTTCACATAATGCTCTTGCAATTGTAGTTTTACCTACGCCTGCTGATCCACACAATAACATATTTTGAATTTCACCTTTGGATATCATCTCTTGAAAGATGGCTTTTTGTTCCGCAGGCAAAATACAATCATCTAATTTCCTTGGACGAAATCTTTCCACCCAAAGAAATTGTTCTTCACGATAATCCATAATAACTCCATAATATAAAAATCAATTGCTAAGCACGTATTAACCAACTTTAGAATCTGGTTCCATTGCGATTAGATAAACTAATGAATTGCTATCGTTCTTAAATAAGAACGCTTTCTTAGATGAGATCGATACTGTATATGATCCAGGCGTAATCTTTAGATTTTCTACTGCCATATGACAATCAAAGTCCACATCGCTTGTTCCGATTACTTTCTTATAAGAATTTGCTGTTGCGTTTTTCTTATCACCTACAGTAATTGATACTGTTCCATCATTATTAGAGATAGAAATTCTTGGAGCTGAGGTAATAGCTGCAGCTTTTGTAATTGTATTTACATCTTCAGATGACAATTTGAATTCAAATTTTGTATCTAATTCAGGTGCCTTTTCAGGTGCTGCCACAATAACATTTAATGCTGAGTAAAAATACTCAAACTTGCCATTGTCTTTAGATACTGTCAACGATGACTCGCCGAACTCTACCTTCTGATTTTCCATAAAGGTCAACAACTCCAATAAAGAGTTAAGATCATAGATAGGAACATCTACAGGAAAATCTTCTGCTACATCAGCTTTGGCAAAAATGTTTTTTGCTGTGCTAATTGTGGAAATTGACTTGCCCTTACGAATCAAAATATTACTATTGATTGTGGCAAAGTTCTTTAAAATATTAATTGTTTCTTTACTTATTTGCATTATCTAACTCCTTGGTTTCAACATCATGTACATATAAAAGCATTATAGCATAGTGTAACACCTTTAGTAGGTCTTGTCTATTCCTTCCTGCTTTTTTACCATACCTTTGGACATATTTCATCACATTACCTGCGGTAAATCCAACTCCGTGCCCATTATCAATAATAAATTCAGTTGCCTGAAACTTGTTCATTGAATAATGTTGCCCGTATGTTGCATCAATATAGGCTTTGAATTCTTCTAATAACTCACCTTCGTTATACTTATAATCTATTTTTTTCGCCACGGAAAATCCCCATTATATTGTTTATTCATTATCTCATTTCCTTGTAGAAAAAATGCACCTTGTACAGAATCAGATCTATTGCCTGCTCTGTAATTAACAGTGTACTCTCCTGTCACCTCACACTCTATTTTATTATCTTTTAGAGTATATGTCAATGCTCGATCTACTTCAGGTTGATCGTCTGGATGTCTTGCACGTCTATACCAAATAGGTGATAATTGTAATGCAAGAGGTTTAGGAAACATAAAACAATTAACGTCTACAAAGTAATCGTTAATAACAGATTTCCAATTACCCAAAGATTCGCAATCATCATTACAAATATATTCGCCATCTGAATTAACAATCTTTCTCAATGCACAAGCAAAGCCGTCATCTTTAATTACATTCATTAAGCTTTCTATATGATTCGGCTCAAGGAAATTATCCTCATCCAAATAGCAAATATAATCACCGTCAACCAAATAAGTAAATGCACCATATATTCTATGACCATTATATTGTTCCTTACCTGTAGGATGAGGTAAATTAGTCACATCCAAATAACTATAAGGCTCATGCTTAAACAATTGTTCAAACACTTTATCTTCGTGTTCAGGTCCATCTATTACTAAATAGTGATGAATATCTTTATATGTTTGTGCTTCAACCGATTCTAAACATCTTGTCAAATACTCAGATCCAGTTGTTGCTGTAATAATTGATACCTTACTCATTTGCAGCTTTACTCCATTGATACTTATAATCTGTTTGATATGTGTCTTTATGCGAAAAATCTTTTGTAACCAATACTGTTCTTACCATTGTATATACTGGATTATGGTGTTTAATATCATGTCTCTCGTCATCTGTGGGTGGATCTAATTCGAATGTCCAATTTAAATCTGCAGTATCGCCTACAAAGACTTGTGTATCTTTATATCCATTCTTCTCAGAATATAATGCAAAGAATAGTTCTGGAGAGAATTGCCAAAAGCCGTGACCACAATTATTATTTGCGGGCAATGAATGTAGAATTTGCCCACCTACTGCACATAATTGAGATAAATTTGTAAATGCTTGATTAATATTATATACGTGTTCTAATGTGCCAAAATCAATAATAGTATCGTATTCTTCCATGCCATAAGGAAGTGGTTCATTCATATCATGAATAATAGTTGCACCTTCATAATTGGAATAATCAACTGA